GGTGATGCAGCAGCTGGTAAGTACTTAAAAGCAGATGGTACATGGGCGACTGTTTCAGGTGGAGGAGGGGGTGGTATTTCTTTTGATGGGAGTACTGCGAATGGAATGTTAACTTATAAGGATTCTGATGAAGCAACCGTCGAGTCTAATATAACATTCGATGGTTCGACATTAGCTGTTGGTGGGTCACTTACTTTAAATAAGGCTCAAGGCTTTGGTGATGTAACGATTGAATTTAAACAGGCGGGTACAACAACGTATGTAATGGGAATTGATGATTCCTCTACCAATAATGTATTTAAGATACATTCATCTACTTCATTAGTTGATAATAGTGATTTTACAATTGATACTTCTGGTAACGTAACTGTTGGTGGCGATTTAATATTAGATGATGGTGGTTCAATTAAAGAGGCAGGGGGAACTGCAGCAATTACGATTGATTCAGCAGGAGAAGTATCAAAAATAGGTCAAGATACACCAACAGATGGTCAAGTCTTAACATGGGACAATAGTAATAGTAAAGTAGTTTGGAGTACAGTGAGTGGTGGTGGTGGTGGCGGTTTACCTTCTGGAGTTACATATACAGGTTCAGGAGCATCAGCAGTATTCGAGGTTACGGGTAATATTAGAGCAACCACTGACATAACAGCATACCATACATCCGATAGAAGATACAAGGAAAATTTAAAAAATATAGAAGAACCAAATGAAAAACTTAAGAGAATTAATGGTTATGAATTTGATTGGAATGAAAAACATGAAGTATATAAGAATACACATGATATTGGTGTTATTGCTCAAGAAATAGAAGAAGTATTACCTGAAATAGTCATTGAAAGAGAAGATGGTTATAAAGCAGTAAGGTATGAAAAAATAATCCCTTTACTAATAGAGTCAAATAAAGATTTAGTCCAACGTGTTGAAGGACTAGAACAAACAATCAAAGAAAAAGATGAAAAATATGAAAAATTAGAAAAAAGAATGAAAAAATTGGAAGAACTACTTTTGTAAGTTAAAATATTTAAAAAAAAGTGTTGATTGTAAATAAAATGGAAGAAATAAAAGAAGTTGTTGGAGAAAATACTGAACAGGAGGTCAAAATGGTTGAAGTTCCTCTTAGCATTGTCAAAAACTTAAGACAGATCCTTGAGGTCGTCAATACACGTGGATTTAATTGGAGAACCGAAGAATTATTACCAGTAGGTTTAATCGTAAAACAGACTGATGAGATTTTAAGTAAGAACGGAGAAGTAGGTAATGAAACTTCTCAATAATTATGTTAATAATTATGTTAATAATTATGTTAATAATTTTTTATTTTTAATCATTGTAATTTCAAATTCATATGATACATCTGAGTTATTTGCATCATAAAGAACATTATTTACCGAATACAATTGAATATTCAAACGGTGGAGAGTAATTGGTGAAAAATAGTGTTGTGTCTTTGATTCATCGACATTAATTCCATAATGAAGGTACTCACCATGACCAGCTTTTAACTGTATTCTTTCAACAATATCTCTTCCAGATGAGTTCCTTTTACACCCGATACTTGGTATTTCTGGAATCGCAAGATCAACAAAGTGAGTGGATACATCAGGAGTACGGTCTGAATATAGTTTTTTGTTAACAGTTGTCAATTCTTTTGGTAAAAAACCGAAAAGACGTGCAGCACCACGGGTAATATTATCATAATCCCATAGAATTGTTATTTCCTCATTACCATGATATGTTAATTCAAAAAGCATAGACTTATTTCCATTTGTTGAGGTTGATTCATTGGACGTTTCACCAATAAATATTAAGGAAATAGAATTTGTACCTTGAGTATATGTTTCTCCACCATAGATGCCATTTGTCATATTATCTTTATCGCTATATTCCGAGTATTGTGCATAAGTAGCTATATCCACTTGTGTTGATGACCCTGCTTCAACCGATGGAAAGTATGAATTTTGATATTTTTGAAAGACATTCGCAAGATTATCCATATTATAAACACCTTTATTAATTGTAATTGTATGAATAGTATCACTACCAGCTTTCTTATATTTAATAATATTATTGGTTGAATTAACATTGTAGGGGGGAGTTCGAATCGTTGTTCTAACTAAACGAAATCCAATTACATTGTGGTAAATGTCATAATTAGTAGTTACTAATGAAGACCCTTGACCTGGGGGAGTATCAAAATCAAAGATCACTGTAAAATTAGATGTATTAAACCCTTCCGGTTGAAAATAATTATGTGAATCAATCACAATTCTTTTTCTTAAGATATCTTTTGTATAAAGACGATTACGATTTTTTTCATAATCTTCAAGTTTTGTCATATTCATAAAGTGTGTTTGTTTCGTAAATTGTTCTTCTTCTTCTTCTGATGAATCTGATTCATCTGAGGAGGTTTCAATGGCTTCAAATGTATTATAATGCATTTATTATAAAAGTTATATTATTTCTTTAAATTAAAAAAAAACGTTACCATGTTTTTTTAGCGTCTTTCATTGCATCTTTGTATTTGTATCCTGGTTCTGATTTCCTACGTTCTTCCCAATAAGCTTTTACATGTTCAATCCAAGACCCCTTCTTCTTGGATGGTTTTGAATCAATTCCTGCAAGGAATGAATCCATTTCACTTTGCATTGATGGGAGAGTAAGAGTTTTTGATGACTTCTTTTTCTTCTTTTTCCCTTTGATGTTTGATGGAATCGGGGGATGTTTTGGTTTCTTATATTTATCTTTTTTTGCTACACGTTGTTGTTTGTATCCTTTTTCATCAACTTTCATCAAATTACCAAGACCATAGGTGGATGAAAGGACTTGTTTTACATTTTTACTTTTTTTACCTTTTCTACTCTTTCTTATCGATTTACGCTTTACACCCTTTCCTTTACTAGCTTTACGTGATACATTTCTTTTTGTCCTCTTATTTGTTTTTCTAGGCATCTTTTATACTATAAACAATATTTTAATTTAATTTTTGAAGGGATTGTAACGCATTACGGATTTCATCCAATGAGGGTAGATACCCCCCCTTCTTTTTTTCCATTTTCTTTGTTTTCTTAAGAACTACATTCTTTAAATCCGATGCTTGAATACGATCAATTTTTTTCTTATGTTCAATTGCATTCATTGGTATTCCTATTTTCTGCATTTGTTTGTATTTATCAAGAGGTGGAGGTGGTGGTGGTGGAGGTGGAGGTGGTGGAGGTGGTGGTATATTCTTTTTTCTATCTTCATCAATGAATGCATATTCTTTTAGCTTGATTGGTAGGTTGAATTTTGCTTGAAGAATATTCCAATTGAACCAAATCCTATTATTCATTAACCATAAACCGGATAATTGAATAATAAAAATACCAAATACTTTGGGTTCAAATGATTCAATCCTCTTTTTATGTTGATCAAATAACAAACAATCATCATCGACTTTAAAACGCATCATATATTTCGAATATTGATTTTCTTTAAGAAAAGATTCAACTTGATATTTTGAAGAATATTGTTCAATAACCTTTTGATAAAAAACATCAAAACAATTAGTAATAAAATCAGAATGATTTTCTTGAAATGAAAGATCTAAATATTTTTTTTTTGAAACCGTAGAGTATTGATTAAATCCAAAAGGGACAAAACAATGTGGTGTTTGAATAAGTATATCCTGTTTATTATATTGGATTGGTATGAATATAAAATCGTTTGAGCAATATTTCATTTTTTTAAATGATATCTTTTCCTTCTGGATAATTAGTTTTTGATATGGTAAAATCATTTAAGAGATCAATATAATATATATTATAATACTTAAATAATGAATGATGAACAAGAAATATGTTCCATTTGTGGTGAAGGGGGTGATGAGGTTTTCCATACATTAGAATGTAATCATAGATTTCATTATCAATGTTTATTATTATCATTTCGAAATATGAAAAATAATAATTGCCCTTATTGTCGTTCGAGTAAAAATTATTTGCCTGTAATTAATGGGGTTAAGAAGATATATCCACATATCCACAATGTTGATGATAATTATATTTTATCCTATCAAGTTAAAAAATGTGAACACATTCTAACAAGGGGGAAGAACAAAGGAAATCAATGTAGTAAGAATTGTAAGTTAGGAAAAAATTATTGTTCAGTACATTCTAAGAATAAATAATGATATAAAGAAATGATTGGAAGGAAGAGTGATATACTATGGACGATTGTCCAATCTGTTATGAAACTATTGAAACTGACCATGTTAAGAAAGTATTGACATGTGGACATGTATTTCATTACCGTTGTTTTTTAAAACTTGTCTATCGAGAAGTTAATATGTTTATACTCTGTCCAATTTGTCGTATGATAAATGAAGATATTTCAAAACCCTATACAGATCCTGAGAAAAATATACGAATACTATGTTCAAGTAAGGTTGGAAAAGTAAGGTGTTTATGTAGAACAAAAAACGGAACAATATGCAAAAGAAAGGCTCGTTTATTCAATTATGGGATGTGTACTCAACATCATCCAAACGTTTTAAAGAAAGAATTTTATCCTTTAATGGAAAAGTATTTATATTTTATCCTCTGTCAAAGATATAATTTCATATCAAGATTATATTCAATTGATATTGGTAAAAAATTAATTCTTAAATATGCAAATAAAGATACATCAATTGAGGATATCCTAATTTATTGGTTGAAATATATATCAATAAAGGGGGGAAAATATATTAAGGATTACAACAAAGTATATGAATACTATGATTTAGAAAAACCTCATCAAAATTGGGTAGAATATTGTTCAAAAAATTACATGTTAATTTAAAGTAAGAAGTTAATAATTAAAGAGAGACCTAATAAGTTCATGAATCCAGGTTTTGATTTAATACTTGAAGAAATAGCTGGCATTACTCTCGGCCAGATGAATCGACTGATAACATAAATCATAAGTAGTTTGATTGCTACAACTAAAACAAAGAATTGTATTTGATAATCATATTCATCTTCTTCAACATCAGTTTCTAAAGCAAATGTAGCGAACCCTTCAATAATACCCATTTTATACTATTAACAATATTTTTTTTTAAGAACTACTTGTAACCGAATGCCCTCTTACCGGATCTTTTAGCCATGAGTATTGATTTACATCAACATTATTTATAATACCTCCTGGTATGTTCCTTGGTTCATATGGATAATGTTTTATAGATGGATTATTAAACGTACAACATTCATCATCGGGTAAGTTAATCCCTTTTGAATCCCAATCAAACTTTTCTTTATTACAGAAGAATGGTGATTTTTGACTCGGAGCCCCTTTGGGCATTATTTTCTTTTTAAAACTTGTAAACGAGAATGTGTTTGATAAATCTAATATTTCTTTGGTGTTTAGAGGAATAACTTTATATTTTTCTTTATAATAATTGTCAATAAGAACCTCTACATTTTGATCAAATTGATTATAATTTGTTAAGATTCCCATTGATTTATATTTGATATCATAGTGTTGAAGCACGTTCTTAATACCACTTTCATCAATATCAATATGATTAATATACATTATATTGTCAAAGTAAACAACATCAATGATTAATTTAATTGTATGGAAATTTTGAATATCATGAATAAAACAACTAATAATTGTTCTGAAGTTACCATTCTTATCTTTCATAACATATACATTTTCTATATCCTTAGTAAAAAACTGTTGTTTCGAGAGTAATCCAATATTTTTCATGACATCTTTTACAATTTCTAATGATTTTCTATTTGTTTCAATATCAATTGTATTTTTATTGAGACTCCATTTTTCTTCAACATCCGTAAGGATTACTTTATCTGACAAAGATATATTTTTAAGAGCATCAATTAATCGAACCCTTTTTTCTCTTTTCGTTGGAATATCAAATTCCTTTCGAAACGTATCTAAAAAGGGTTCTCCCCTCGATGCACTATTCAATGGATAGTCCTTATCTTGAAACTTACTATTCTTCTGTATTATGAAGAACACCACTAATAAAATGACAGTAAGGGTTATAACATTCATTATATATAGTATTATAATATTATATTTTTTGAATTAAGAACATTCTTTCTTTGACTTTATTATCCCTCTCTTTTAGATTTCTCGACCCTTTGTATACATCATAATCAAATTCATATGTTTTGATCTTATATTCCTTTAATAATTTTTCCCATTCATCTCCTTGAATAATACCTTCATCATTATAGGATAGTAGTACATACTTTGATTTATTCAATGATTTCTTAAGAAGGTCATCGATAGCAAGGGACGCACTCTTCTTATAATTATACATTGAACGATTCCAGTCAACCGGAATACCTGATACATTCGAAACTTTTTCCGGTGCTTTATTTTCAATGATAATATTGAACATAAAATAATTATTTGAATAACCATGCATATTATACGGGGGATCTAAATAGATTAAATCAAAAGTCGATGGAAGATCATCAATTAAATGATTAATATCTTTTTTTGTTATATGTGGTTGATAGGTAAATCTAGACCATACGGGCATTTCTAAACGAATGAGTCCTTTAATACGTTTTAAATCATTTTCTGCTGTTCCTCCCCATTGACCTATCCCAGTTTGTTTATTTTTATGAAATCCTAAGAATACACCACTTGTATTGACATGGATACTTGCTTGAATGAGCAAAGGTGTGATACAATAAGCAAATAAATGACTTTCAACACTCATTTCAATATAGTCTCTCAATGTGTCAATAATCAGAGCATTTTCTCTCGTATAGAAACATCTCTCTCCTTTTTGAATGTTATCAGAATCTTTTGGAGCATAGAGCTTACAAATGACACCTTCTTTATACGGACCTTTTTCAGCTAATTCATTCATCGTATGGATGTGATGACGAATCATTTTTATTTGAAAATCTTCGGGTTGGATAAGAAAACATTGATTCATAATCATTGAGTAAAGCTCCAGATCATTAGAATACAACTTATCTGCATATTTGGTAAATAGTCTTGAGACAACAGATGAACCTGCAAAACCATCCAAAAGGTTTAATTTATCCTTCTGTAACACTTGACATACTTCTTGAAGAATACTTTCTATTTCCGGAATGAGTTTTCTTTTGTTTCCTAGATAAGTGATCATTTTTTGGTAAATAAATGTATCTGACATTGATATACTTACTAAAAAAAAGTTTATAAAATAAAAGATAAAACGAATTTAATCTCTCTCGACAATTACAAATTCAAATATTATTCTCCCATTTTCTCTGAACATTGTTTTTCCTTCTAGATCCGTTATTTTTATCGTCAAACTAGAGATAGTTGATGGATTTAAAGTACATACTTGATTTAATTTTCTACCTTTATGGGTTTTAGTTCTAGTAAATCCCGCGCCATCATCGGCATTTGGAATAACTATTTTATTAAAACTATTTGTCAGTGCGAAGGGGGACAGCTTCCGATATCGATTTGTTGTTGTATTAATATTAAATTCTTTAATGTCAACTACAAAAGCGAGTCTTTCTTGATTCGGACCTGGGTACGCATCATATGTTGTAAATGTTTCGATATAAACATCTGATAATTTATCAATTATTAAAGGTTCGAATAATGGAAGATTAATATAGGTAATTGTTTTAGAAATTTTATAATCAATTACTAAATTTTGCTTCTTTCTACGTTCAAACTGATATCCTGGATTTTGATAAAAAGCTAATTTAGCATCAGCTCGACCCGTTTGCATTTGTTGATCGTATTCCATATTACTATATTATTATATTTAATATTATATTAAAACGAAAATTTCTTTTCTTTCATCAATGAAGTTTTTAATAAAACGGATTTAATCTCTCACGATAATTACAAATTCAAATATTATCCTTCCATTATTCCCGAACATATGACCTGTGCCTGGTAGATCCGTTATTTTTATCGTCAAATTAGAGATAGTTGATGGATTTAAAGTACATACATAATTTAATTTTCTACCTTTATGGATTTTAGTTTTGCCCGTCGACGTCGTGCCACCCCCTTCGCCTTCATTTGGAATAACTATTTTATTAAAAATATTTGTTTGTGCTTGTGGGCTTCCATTATCCACATATCTATTTGTTGATGTATTAATATTAAATTCTTTAATGTCAACTACAAAAGCGGATTTGTCGCCGTTATACGCGGGGTAGTCCCCTGAGAGCGCATTAAATGTTGTAAATGTTTCAATATAAACATCTGATAATTTATCAATTATTAAAGGTTCAAATAATGGAAGCGATAAAGTTGACGAGGCGATGTCCCATAAGTCTTGTTTATAATCAATTACTAAATTTTTCTTCTCTCTACGTTCAAACTGATATCCTTGACTTTGATAGAAAGCGAGTTTAGCGTTTTCTTGTGCTTGTTGCATTTGTTGTCCGTATTCCATAGTATTATTAATATAATAATTATAATATTTATTTTAAAACGAAAAGTTCTTTCCTTTCATCAATGAAGTTTTTAATAAATCTGTACGCTTTTTCAAGTTGATCTGTATGTTGTCCTCCTGTAATAATAATTTTTCCACTTTTGAAGACAGCAATTGTTACTTTCTTACAATCTCCGTTACCATCAGCCCTTCCTTTACCATTACACATTGCTGAACAATTACATATTCCATCAAAATTGGTAGTATTCATAAAATACTTAATATTCACACCAGGATAAATACAGGGTTCATAGGAGGAATACACTCCGGCATCAACTATTTCTCTATGTAATACCTCACGATTTATCTCATAACCAATATCAAAATCGCTATTAATTAATACCAATTTATGATTCATTAGGAATGTATCATAATCGAGAATTGATAAATCTTGGAAATATTCAATTAATGTTTGAATTAGTTCTGGACCTTGATGAACTTCTTTTAAACCTGTAATTTGTATTTTTCCATTATTAAATAATTTTACATTCATTATTTTACCATCATGGACAACATGAACGGTTGCTTGATTGTAGAAACTTTTCTTTTTTGTTTTCTTTCTTTTTTTTCTTAACATTTTCTTTGAAAATCCCTTGGGAATATTTTCAGATCCATATTCAATAAAAGGAATGTATTCGGTAATCGGAACAGAATCATAAATCTTCTTTAAATTAATATCGGATGATATTTGAAGGATGCATGTTATAGTAGAAATCCTTAAGTGCTCCATTATTCAACAAAATATTACAAGGAAACCTTTAAATAGGATTTCAATTTTTTAAAATAAATTATTAAAGTATTAAATTTGAAACTACTTTAAATTAAAGAAAGTAAAATAGTTAAAATGGAAGCAGAAATAACCTTTGTCCCGCAAGACTTTTACTGTCCAATTACTGGAGATTTAATGAATGAACCAGTGCTAGGTAAGGACGGACATTCATATGAAAAATCAGAAATCCTTAAGTGGTTAAGTACAAATAGTACTTCTCCAATTACACGAGAACCACTTAACAAAGATGATTTAGTAGATAACCTACCGCTTAAGAGAAGTATTGAAGAGATTCGTGATCATTTGAAGGAAGAACAATTGAAAATCGATGCCCGTATTTCAGAAGAAGTAATGGTTCCATTTGTTTCGGCATTGGATGAGATGAAGTTGAATTCTTATTATTTGAACAACAAATTATTCGTTAATATCGATGTTCCTAATGTTGATCAGAGACCCCCGGTTGATATTGTCCTTTGTATCGATGTTTCCTATTCAATGAGTGAAGAAGCAACACTAAAAGGTGGTAGTAATGAAACAATTGGACATGGATTCTCTGTCCTTTCCTTGACGGTTTCAGCTGCGAAGACAATTCTACACAGTCTGAATGAAGATGATAATGTATCAATAGTTACCTACAGTGGTAAGGCGCATGTAGTTTGTTCAAACCTAGCATGTACACCAGAAAATCGTCTAATTATGGAAACTGAATTGGATGCATTGAAACCAATTTCAAATACAAATATGTGGGATGGAATCCATACATCGCTTGATATATTACGTCAAACATCTCCACCACCGAGGGTAAAAGGTGTATTCTTACTCACGGATGGTATCCCAAATGTTGATCCTCCACGAGGGCATGTATATATGATGGAAAAATATTTTAGGGATCATGATTTTAAATGTATGGTTTCATGTTATGGTTTCGGATACAACCTTAATTCAGATCTACTACTAAAACTTTCGAATGCTTCAGGTGGTGATGGATTCTCTTTCATCCCGGATGCATCCCTCCTAGGGAATATCTTTATCCATGGTATTAGTAACCTTCTAACGACTGCCCTAACAAATGTAGATATGAAAATTAAGTTATCCAAGAATGTTACCTTCCATGGTTTTCCTAATCCTCAAACGAATGAAATCGATGTAAAGATTGATTCATTGAAATACGGTCAATCAAAAAACTTTGTCTATGATTTAAACACATCATGTAGTAGTAGCCAAAGCCTTGATTACTTAAATGATTGTGCTGAAATTACTCTTGATATTGGTGGTAAAATGAGAAGGACGAATGGAGATGGCCGCCCCCCGAGAGATTATTATTTGGAACAGACGTTTCGACAAGAAGCAATTCAGGTTTTGAACCATTGTATCGATTTGAAAAAATACAATGACGATTCATTTGAAGTGGGTATAAATGACCTTATCTCACGGATTAAAGGGGAGGTAGGAAAGTGTAATAATGTTTATATTTCGAATATACTCTTTGATTTATCGGGTCAAGTCAGGGAAGCACTCAATATGACAAGTCAAGGGAGGAAAGAAGACTGGTTTACCAGATGGGGTATTCATTACCTTCGTTCTCTTCAGGATGCCTATAGACATGAATTATGTAATAATTTTAAGGATAAGGGTGTTTCAAACTTTGCAGGGGAACTGTTCAATCAGATCAGAGATAAAGTATCAGATACCTTCGATACACTCCCACCACCCAAGAAGGATGTGAAGCAAGCGCCACCAAAGTCTAGAGAAGGATCAACCTTTACACGTCAAGCTGCCCCTGAGTCAATGGCCACCTATAATACCTCTGTAGGCCCTTGTGCAGCAGAAGGTTGTCGTGTTCTAATGGCTACTGGTGATTATAAAAATGTAGAAGATATTTGTAAGGGGGATCAAGTAATCACTTATCACACAGAGAAAGATGATTCTGGAAGACACAATGAATCCTACACTACAAGTTCAATTGAATGTGTCGTAAAGACAAAGTGTAATAATAATAAGGCAAATATGGTTAAATTGGGTGAGTTATTGATTACTCCCTATCATCCAATTATCGATATGATGAATTTGGAGAAGGATTGGTGTTTTCCTGTAACGAAGCATACTCCTCGAGAATATGATTGTAATTATATGTATTCATTTGTGACTGAAAATCGTCAATCACTAACGATCGAAAGATATATCTTTGCAACCTTTGGACATAACCTGAAAGAGAACATCGTTTACCATAACTATTTTGGAACCGATGCTGTGATCAATGATCTTAAAAAGTTCAATACTTACAATGATGGATATGTTGAACTAACACCGGATATGTTAAAGAGGGATCCGAACAATAAAACTGTATGTCAAATATCAATGGAGTAATTAAAAAATTTGAAAGATTGAATAAAAAAATATTGAAACAAGTAATGTTAGAAGGATTACCAAATGATATATTCTATCAATTTATTTCCTGTCATTTTCATACTATCAAGGATATTTATTCTTTATCGTTAACTTCAAAGGAATTGTATAAACTATGTGATAAGGAAGATCTTTGGAATATGGCTTATAAAAAAACAATCGCCTACAAGTATTATGTAAATGAAAGAATCAATTATCAAATAAAACCAATTAATAAAACAATCATTAATGATAAGTATACAAAATGTCTATTAATGATTGATAATAATCATGAAACCGTATTTGATATTTATTCATTTACGTTTTCACCTTCTGAAAATAAGTTTAAGAGTAGTAATCATTATACAATTGAACCAGGATATAATATCCAAATTGAGACATATATGTATAGTGTTTGGTTTATTGCGCCTATAAAAAGTTGGTATATAGGAAATGGTTATTTAGAACAGTCGAGAGTAGTAAGAGTATGGGAAAATCCATTATTATCACGTCTTATTGATCGAAAATACTTTGGGAATGATTGGTCCCATAGACTATATTATATCCAATTAACTATTCCAAAAGAGAAGAATTTTATTCCTAATTTTTATAAAAATATGTATGCGTTAAAAAAGACACATTTTTAAGATATCTTTTTTTATAGGGGATGTAGCTCAAATGGTAGAGCGCTCGCTTTGCAAGCGAGAGGTACAGGGATCGATGCCCTGCTTCTCCATATTTTAAGTTAAAGAACCATTTATTTCGGACTAAATGAAATCCCACAACCACAACTTGTCATTTTATCTTTATTAATGTCAAACTTAAATTTACTTTCAAATATACCTTTTCCATAGTCTTCCTGAACATAATCAACAGTTGTCCCTAAGAGATACATTTCACTTAAAGGATCAATATAAAGTTTTGTCGAATGATCATTCAATACAGTATAGTATTTACTTTTAATAATTTCTTCATACATATTTTTTTCTAATAGATTTAATTCAAAATTAAATCCATTACAACCACCACTAGAAGCAGAGTAAATGAATCCATATTTATTCTTGGATACATTCATTATTTTTGACATTTTAATCCATGCATTTTTGGTAACTTGAATCGCATTCATTATAGTTAGTAATATTACTTATTTTTTTTAAGTATTCTTTGGATGAATTATAGATTGATATTCCAATTAATTTTTCTTTGTCATTGATTTTTACTTTTATCTTCGTTTGATCATCATTGACTTCTTTGCTGATATCATAAATAGTTTGGTTTATCTTTGTATTTGTCATATGAATACATTTATCAATTAATTTTAGAATTGGAGTTTCTTTCGTTCCTTTATTCTGAATCCCATTGGTGGAAGAAGCTAGATTAAAATGAGTTAACCAGAATTGAGTTGAATAGTACTGATACAATTTAATTGCTGACAAAAGGTGCTTATCTCTCTTTTGATTTATAATTGTATCATGAATATCAAAGGTAATGAATGTGTCTAATTTTTGTATTCTTTTCTGTATTTTACGAAGATTGATTGAATCACCTCCCGATGTTCCATAGATTAAATTACGATATTTTTGATATTGGAGTTCATCCAATGATGATAATAGATTAAGTAATTCAATTAATTCGCCCCATATTGAGATACTATGATAGATAATTTCCTTCACAACTTCATTTTCTATATTTAATAACGTTTCAATTCTATCTTGTCCTTTCATAAGATACAATAAATTAATTTCTATAATTTGGTGAATCCCTCGAAAGAATACTTCAATGGGTAAATATTCTTCATCAACGCCGTAATCGGTTAATAGTTTCAAGGAATGATCTATTTTGAAAATATTGTAGTAATAAAGTAAACCATAATTATATAATTTATAATCCTTAATATCATAATGAAGGTATAGATTATGATAGATTCTTTCAAACATACTTTGATAGAATTGTAGTTGTTGATGATCTGTTGTAAGTAAATGAAAATAATTTTTGATATTTTGATAGATAACATCGATCATCAGCATATAAATTAGATTCTTATGATCATTAAATAAGGATATTTCATTTGAATCTTTGAGAATAAGAAGCATGGTTTCTTTTTTAATCCAATTTTCATAGAGGTTAATTGAATCCATGATATATAGTATATATAGTATATATAGTATATATTGATTATTTATTTAAATAGGTATTAGACTTGATGGGCAATGACTACTTCTTCATCTTCATTATTCATGTATCTTTCTTTACACTTCTTATAGATATTACGAATGAATAATTTTCCAATAATAAAGTATCCGACACCAGAACCCATTACAATCCATACAAAATCATTTGTAGAGATTCTAATATCCCCTTTACAAAAGACAGATTCTATACCATCATTCATAGTATTATTATATATTAGCACCATAAATATTTTATGAGAATAAATAACTTTTCCGTGAGGAATAGACATTGTAAATATTTTGGATTGAATATTGATAACATTGATTCCTCCAATGGTAGGGGTCATGTGTATCTAAATCTTTTATTTTTGTAAAGCATTGTATCATTTGATTGTCTAATTTATCAAATACTTTTTCTTTGGTCCATGATTCATTGGATATATTCTGAATCCATTCATAATAACTAACTACAACACCCCCAGAATTACAAAGTATGTCTGGTATAATTGGTATTTTTCTATCTTTGAGTATTTTTTCTGCATCGTCTGAGATGGGTCCATTGGACCCTTCAACAATTAAATCACAATTTAATAACTGTGCTTCATTTTCTTGAATAGTAAGTTCTAATGCCGCTGGTACGAATATGTTACATGGGGCTTGTAAGAATTCTTTTTTTGTTATTTTTTGAACTGAACACTGGAGGTTTTCATTTTCGATATTTTGAAGAGAACGATATTTCTTTTGAAAGTTTAATACTTCATTTAATGAATCAGTAGTATTGAATTGATTATAATTTATTTTATAGTAACCTGTATGGTCATTAATATACTTAATTAAATATGTATTCCCAATTTTGTTTAAGTAATCAGATAAATGATATCCAACATTACCTAATCCTTCAAGTTTAATAATACATTGATCATCTGATCCTATTAAATTGAAGGGATAGTTTTCTTGAATCATATAATTGATCAGGACACCGAGACCTCTCCCTGTAGCTTCTGTTCTTCCTAGACTTCCCCCACAATGTGGAGATTTTCCTGTTACAATATGTTTAATATGAGTATTGTTATTAATTATATTATATTCGTCCATAATCCAATCCATGATCTGTGAATTTGTCCCAACATCTGGGGCGGGTATGTCGTAATCTGGTCCAATATGGTTGTTAATTGCATCAGTATATCCCCGAGTGATCTTTTCTAAATCAACCAGAGAATAATCCATTGGATTAAATTCAATCCCACCTTTTGCACCACCGAATGGTATATCTTGAAGGGCACATTTAATAGACATTAAAGATGCCAATGCTTTTACTTCATCTAGATGAACATCTTGATGAAAACGAATACCACCTTTATAGGGTCCTAAAATATTATTATGTTGGATACGATATCCTTTGAACATTTCAATAGTTCCATTGTCGAGTTTTACAGGGAAATTAAAAATAACTTCATTGGTAGGTTGAAGTAAGATTTTTTGCATTGTCTCAGGAATATTTGAATGAATGAAGCAATTATTCAATTGTTTTTGAACTAGATTTAAAAAAGTATTTCTCATAATATATTATATAGTTAAGATTAAGAGTTATTTAAGTAGTTACAATTTAAATTTGAAAAATTATTACATTTAAGTTTATTAAAAAAAAAATGCCACGGTATCCAAATGATGAATCCCTTATGAAAGATGAAAATGTCCCACTCGTTATTACTCGACGAAAGAGATGTAATTGTTGCAATTGTAATAAGAAGGATGTATGTATTATGTTAAGTACGTTTTTATGTATTATTCTCTTAATTGGTGGTTTAACGATCTTGAATGTTTATTCCATAAAAAAAGAAGATGGTTCTTTATAAAAAATAGTTACAATTGGTTCTTCATTTGATAACCGAGTGTTATGTAGGGTTGTCCTATTGCAGGGCATCTTTGATGATCTTTAAACGTGTATATCTTATTCCCATAATTAAACTTATGAAGTAAATTTGTACAAGCTCCACAACAAAAGACAGGTTTTATTTTTCCTTCTTTTGAATATCTCCAAATATATATTTCATACTTATGTCTTTTATCATGGGTACGACAAAACTCAAGACATCGTTGCTCAGCATGAATTGATATTTTATTATGGTTTTCACCACACGCTCTGGATGTCCCCATAGATGCTATCGTTTTTCTTTTTTTATCATAAATGCAGTAGACAACAGCAACAGCACATGATTCTATTGTATAGAGGGGCTTAAAACATACATTCGTCTTTAGCGAAGGGAACGGTGGTATCTCTAGAGTCATGCCATAAAAGTTTTATTAATATTTTAAAAAATATAAAAATCAAATTTTTAAATAAAATGAAGGATAAACTCGAAGATAGTCTCTATTTTGAAACGGTCTTGTCACGGTTTATATTAAGGGTGTTGTAGAAAGTATTAGGACGCTCATAATCCACCAGGACAATTATCATCACCACCACTGGATGATTGAATTAACGGAGTTGTATCATCATCTTCTTCTTCATCCATACCACTAATATCTTGAATAACCATATCATTGATATCTTCTTCATCATCATCATCCTCTTCAAGGGAAATTGTATCGAGGACATTATCTTTATTCACATCATCACCGGGAGCAAACATATAAGTTAGATCAATTAAAGAATGGGCTAGAATATCTCGATCAATTGTAAAGAGATAACGGTCTCTAAGCATACCGAGATAGACTTCTTTCATATCATCGTAGTTTTGAACGATAATATTATTACCGTGGATGTATTCAGGAATAACTTCGTGGAGGTTGTCAAGAGTTACTTGTGTGATATTACGGATTGGAGGCATTTTATTAGTATTATTATTTTAATTTTATTTTAAATACTTATTTAAAAGAAGAAACTTAATTGGACTATGGATCTTGATCAATTAGAGAAGAAGTTAAAAGGTATAAGTGAAGATCTAGGAAAAGAAGAAGAATCATTGAAAGATTTAGTAAAAAACCTTTCTTTAAAAGATGAAACAAATATGTCCTATGATACATTTTTTTCATTCCTTACCGAAGATGAAAAAGAGTATCATAGAGCAAATGAAGCATACAAACATTATATTTCACAGTACTCAAAAGAATATATTGAAATGTCGGAATATTATTATGGACAGGAGTTACCTTATGATGTATATTGTCGTGAATTTAAAAAGAATGGGGGTACTTATTTAGACACACCTCAAGATGTTAAGGATTTATATTCACTCTTTATATTTTTTATGTTTTTTGACATGTATACTAGAACCGTTCATCTTCTTGAATAGTTTTTTTATGTTGTTCTACAAAGTCATCATTAAATATAACTGGATAAAGGATTGCATAATTGTCCAATGGTTTTGAGTGTTTATCCTCTATTGGATTAATAATAGGGGGTTTCATATTTTCATCATAATCAACAATCTTATTACCATAGAATGATCGTAATGGTAATTCCTTCATTAATGAACAAGTTGGTGGTCTAAAATAAGATGAGGAATCATTTTCCCCTGTTGCTTTTGTAACTGAAGAAAAAAATCCTTTCCCCTTTGTGGGTAATTTATTCTTACTAATACTAATATTTGTTTCCCCCTTTTCCTCTTTATTTTCGGAAGGACATACTGTAAATTGGTTCTCATTTGGACGAAAATATTCATATACATCTTTTTTATGAAGGATGATTACAATCAATAAGAAGAGAATTAGTAGTATGTCCATAATATATTGTTTAGATAATATTCAAAAAACTACATAAGAAAAGTATTAGGAATAATATCGCAAAAGAGTACATATAACGGTTACGTGTTTTATTTTCTTCATCCAATTCCATTTTTTCATTTTTAAATGATAATTCTTCATGAAAATAACCAAATAAATCCTTAAACATATAATTATAATTACATTTTAATCTTCTCTATAATTACCACTATCATCGTGGTCATCTAAACCTTCACCTTCTCTATCATGATCCTCTGGAGTATATTCTTCTTCTTCTCCCCCTTGAAAACCTGGTTGAAGATGCGATGTATTAATACCCATACCTTCAATGAATTCTAATTCGACTTCATTTTGAAAGAATAATTCTTTTGCTAATTCTGACCTTTCATCATTTGTTTTTAATTGATAAGATTCTGTTTGAATATGAGAAGAATTCTCTTTTTCTGCATTTCTAAAATGATTACTTAATCCACACTTCTGCTTATGAATCATAGCATGACGTTCATCATCTGTTTTATTATCGAGGGAGTCAAGAATGGTTTGTTTTTCCCTTTCTCTTTGACGACTTAATTTATCCGCTAAATTGCCAGATTGATAAATCCATAGAGGATCAATAAATGACTCAAATAGATCGATTAAAATGTCAAATGTAAACTTCGTGCATAGGTGGATTGAATCACTTCTTTTGAAACTATCCTGTTCCTCGAGTGAGGCGAAAAGGGTATTTGCATGGTTTGATGCTTCAGATCCTTCATCTTCTAAATCTTCAATATAATCAATCATTTTACAAAATAGGAATAAAATGATAAAACGATTCATTATATTACTATACTCTTCAAGAAAGGGTGAATTATCTCTTGGAATTAATGTGTGATATCCTTTTTGATAGAATTGTTTTAAGAAATCAAAGAAACCTTGGAAACACAATGCGTAATTTGTTCCTTTTTGATATTGATAGAATCCTATTTCTTTTCTCTCTTTTTGAGGGATAAATACATCATTATGATATGAGAATTCATTATTATCAAGGAATCCTTGAAGATGTTCTTTATTTGTATCACTTAACTTCCATTGTTTAGGTATGTAGCTATGAAAATATGTTCCATGTTGAACTAATTGTTCATTACTTAATCGAGAAAGGATATGAAATAAATGTGTAATCATTGAAGGGATTTTTTCGGTTGATTCAAGCATCTTATTCATTGGTACACTCATTGAATCAATGCCTCGTCCAAGACTATGGCGATATCTTTCTAATTGATCCTTATCTAAATGATCATTATTATGAAAGAACCCTTGTATTCTATTAATCATAGACGAATTATGTGTAAACATATCATTGAATAAGATACGGTATTCTTTTTCAGAAGTATCTTCTGTAAAATCATACAACGTCCGAAAAATAGTATATGTTACATCAGCATTTTGAGACAGAAGATTATTGTCCCTTATAAATTCCCTTATCCTTGATTCAATCGAGTGATCGTATTGAATAAAGTTAGGAAGGGGTAATTTGGATTGTTGTCTCTTATGGTCTAGTATTTTATAAAAATTTTCTTTTGTCTTAGGCAATGGTTTATGACAAAATTTTGACCGTTCAATATCTGGATCAGGAAGAATGTTGAAAATAAATTGATCAATGCTATATTTTTCATTGATTTGACCCTTATCATCAAGACAATAACGATTAAACAATTCATTGACAAAATTCTTTGTAAGCGTTTCCTCTTTCCCTTTTCCTTCCCCTTCTTCTTCTTCGACTTGTAATAAATCTTCATAAGATTCATTTGGATAAATGATCGGTGATGTATGTACATAATTTCTCTTTGAATGTCCATTCAATAACATACCATTCCAATTATTCATATGGGAGTGTATATAAATATTGATTGTATCCTTATCGTCTGGATTTTTCTTTTTAAAGTAATCAGTTAAATATCTGATAAAAAAATCACGGAATTCAGAGTATTCAATATTATTCAGTTTCTTAAAGGAAGAACTCCATCCTATTTTTTCAAGCATATTCTCAATGTTTGTATCTGTAATGGTTTGAATAAAACGATGAATTAATAGATTAATAATTGGTATTGATGGTGCTTTACCATGTAAATGAATCGCATAATTGAATAATCTCTCATAAGATTCATTTTTCATAATCTCAGAGAAAGGTATTTTTAATTGTTTAAATCTTGGATTCTCATAGGCATCATGGAAGGGTCGTATTGATGAAATATTTTCATACATGTATTCTGTTCCATTCTTAAGAAGGTAATCCTTCATTTCATCGAGTTCTTCATTTGTTTTTTGATTGATGGATAAGACGATACGGTTATCAAATAAGGGTTTGTATGTGACCCAATATTCTTTCAAGTAAGCATTCCTAATATTTGTTTTTTTGAAATCAAAATAAGTTTTCAATTTGTCTCTCACTTTTGCACTCTTAAGGATAAACTCTGTAATATTTAAGAATTGTTGATGAAAAGAAGGTATTTCTTTGTGTAAATCAAACTCTGTGAGTAATTTATGGATATTATTCCAGAATTTATTCTTACGATTAAATTGAATCATTCTTTGGATAACTTTTTTAATCGTATCAATTGTTTTGATAACTATTTTTGAGGTTAAATCTTGTTTAATTTCCTCCCATGAATTAATTGTTGAAAAATCCCAAAGATCAACAGATAGTTTTGGACTAGTGGGATATGATGGAATAGATGTTTGAATGAAGAATAGGATAAAGAAAGTATCAATAAATACTCCATTACTATCTAATAAATATTGCTTGAAAGGTGATAAGTCTTTATTAAATAATTTATTGTTACTTATGTTTTTTAATTGATCCTTCTTTGTTAAAGCTTGTTTAATGAATTTATAATTACCCTTTATCTCCTTATACTCTGGATGTTCCTTTATTGAAAAACCATATCTTTCATTAATAAATTCTTCATTATTAAATAAATCATAATATTCAATAATTTCGTGTTTATCATGGTTATTTAATTGAATCCCGAAAACGGATGTTATCTTATGAATTCTTTTTTTTATTTTTATTTGTTCTTCACTTAATCCATGTATTTTATCTTTATTAACATCAAGGACTTCACGTGAAGAAGTAGGGGCACCATCACTAAAACCTTCGAGTAAAGAAAATTCTTCGTGACAAATATAACAGTTACAAACCTTACATGTTATTATACCATCAGAAACTTCATCTCCATAGATAGATTTTAATAAATTGAATGATTCTGGATCCTTATGTGATTGACACTCATAAAGATAGTGTTTACATAATAATTTATCCTGCGAGCCTTTTACATACAAATAGTTTTGATTTTCATCAATATGAGGTTCTCTTGAAAAAACATCAAAAAACCGTTTTAAATAATGATTCCTTAATGGAATAACATGTAAATTCATAATGAAGTCAAGACCCGAACGAATACGATCCTTAGTTGATAAAATTACTTTTTTCTTCTTCATACGTTGAACGGGTGCTCTCTTTACAGAACGATTGTAATGATTAATATAATTTCTTATATTTTTTTGAATAAGTTCATTAACAATAATTCGGCTTCCTTTATCTAAAGAGAAATAATCTAAATCATAGGATAGATATGCCCTTCTTAAATCCGAGAAATTATAGATAACGTTTTGAATATGTTTCGGAATTGATTGAAGTAACAGGGTATATCCTGGTAAATTTTGTTTGAGTAATAGACTTAATTCATCAAGCGTAATATCATTATCTTCTAGAATATAATAATGGATATTCTCCTTTAGATTATCCCCTTCATTGATTGTTTCTTTATTGATGATATAAGGTAAGGCTTTATCATGGACTCTATCTTTCAACGAAAGATAAGAATATTGAAAATTACTCAAGAAATAAAGTTCATGAAGTGATAAATGTTTTGTTATCATTGTTTTATCTAAGAATGTATGTGGTAATGTATAAAAACCATTCAAAGATAATTGTTCTTTCGATGAAAGAGTTTCCAATGTTGTTTTATCCTTTCTTTGTAAAGGTATGATAAATTCATTTTTTGTTTGATTCATATCAAATGATAATGATCCACGAAGGCCATTGCAAGGTGATTTACAATTCCTTAAATATGGTCCATGATAAGGGATTTTGAGTGTATCATAACTTTCGTATGGATTATAGGAATGAACTATACTTACTTCTTTTTGATAATGAATATCTTCTGTTGAAAATAACTGATGTTTTTGAACTATTTCTTCATCAAAATTTTGGATGATAATATCTTCTTGTACCCCTTGTTCCTCTTGTTCCTCTTTCCCTTTGTATAATTTTTTCTTATTATTAACTACCGGTAAAATCCATTTCGGGAGTGTATATGTAAGATTGTTCATCATTCGTTTCACAAAATAAAGTGTATCACTATCATCAAGGATTTTATCTTCTGAAGTATATATTTTCATTAATTGTTCAACCATATCTGTAATTTGGTAAATTAATGAATCATTATTGTAAGCTTTGTAGATTGCGATTAACTCTGTAATAAGATTTTCTTTTTTTTCTTTGATAGAATATATTTTATCTTTTATTTCTTCGACTTCAATATCGATATCAGGATACATTTCTTGAACCATACTTAATTCGACTTCATCAATATTATCAGTAAATTCTTCTACTTTTTCAATTTCAATAATTGAATAGAATTCATTTTTCAAAATTAAAGTATCATCGGTATCAAAATATAAGAATTCATCATTTTCGTTTTCATCTTTGAGAAGGATCTTATCTTGTTCATCACTTTCTTTTTCAACGATTAATAATTTATCAATATATTCATCATCTTCTTCATAAATAAGGATGAATAATGAATTAACTGTAAAAAGATCCCTTGTTATTTGACTTATTCCTTTCTCACTTATAACCTTTTCATTTATCCCTAATTCATAATCAACGACTTCATCATCCTCAATATCATTTATAAGGGATGTATCCATATTACTTATATATATATAAATTAATATTTAAAAAATTAAAACAAAATAAATATATTATGGAATTACAGGCCTTTATTAATACTAATAGTGATTATCTTTCACACTTTAAAGAACATAAACTATATGTTCGTAATTATTCAAAGTTGGGTTTATCAATTGTTAAAGGATACAGGAATAATAAGTATGATTATGAAAATCATCCATGGTTAAGATACTGCAGGGGGGCAATCATTAATACAAAAACCAATCGACTGGTTTGTATTCCTCCTCAGAAGGCTGAAGAAAGTAAATGTGAAGATTTAGAGAAAATAATAAATGATTATAGTGAAGAAAATTCTTATGAACCTTTAATTGATGGAACAATGATTAATTTATTTTATCATGATGATGAATGGATGATAGCAACAAGAAGTAATATTGGAGCTAAAAATTCATGGGATAGCAAACAACCATTTAATAAAATGTTTTTAGAAGTTCAAGGTTCAGAATGGTTTAATGAATTAAATAAAGAATATTGTTATTCATTCGTATTACACCATGTAAAAAATAGGATCATCACTCCAATCGAAGAAAATGCCATATTTCTAATCGAAAATTACCATATCAATGAAACTACGATTGAAAGGAAAGAATTAGATAGGATCCCAAATATTACTAATATATTTCAATTGACAAAGAATATGATAAAGGACTATCAAGGTGATTTATTCTTTCCCATTAAAGGATTTACGATTAAAACTAAAAAGGGAAGATTAAATTGGATCAATCCAAATTATCATTATGTTGAAATACTAAAGATGAATTACAACAATAAATTTCTAAACTATATTGCCTTACGTCAACAAGGATTATTAAGTGAGTATTTAACTTATTTTCCTGAAGATAGTCATCTTTTTGACAAATATCGTAATGAATTTAATCAAATTAAGATAAAATTGTATGAAAGATATGTATCACGTTTTATAAAGAAAGAGATTGAAACAAAAGAAATCGAATATCCATTAAAACCACTTGTTTATGAACTTCATGGATACTATAAAGAAACAGGTGAAAAAATAAATATTAAGATTGTTTCCGATTATTTACATTCATTGGATGGTAAAAGAATATTATTTATTAAAAATAAATTATAATATAATATAATAATATAATAATGATTACAATTGATACGATGAACCTTTTTTTAATAATTGTGATATTCTTTTATTCTTTTGAAATAATTTGCAAAAGCCAGGCGATCAAAGAAAATTTTTCACTCCCTTTCTTCGGTGATGATGAAGAAGGAGGAGATGAAGGAGGAGATGAAGGAGATGAAGGAGGAGATGAAGGAGATGGAGGAGATGAAGGAGATGAAGGAGATGAAGGAGATGAAGGAGATGAAGGAGGAGATGAAGGAGGGGATGAAGGAGATGGAGGAGATGAAATACTTATAGGTGGACAACCATTATGGGTGGTTATAGCTATTGCAGTTGCCGTTATACTATTAATTGGTATAGTAGTATATAAACTTACAAGTGGTGATGAGAATGATGATCAAATTGGAGGGACTATAATAATAGATATACTAGAACGTCTTTTCTAATGAATAAATATAATATTTAATAAAATATAGTATTAATATAAATGATTACAATTGATTTGGTGAATCTTTTTCTAATGATAATCATATTCTTTTATTTATTTGAAATGATCTGTACATCCTTTTTTGTAAAAGAACCATTCTTTTGGAGTTCTGATGAAGAACCTCGTCGGAGGGGGAGAAGAAGGGATAATGATGATGATGATGATGATGATGATGGATTTTGGGATGATGAAGGATTACCTTCGTGGGTTATTATCATGATAATCCTTGCTATACTTGGTGTTATTGGTTACATAATATTCACACGTTCACGTAAAAAAAATGCAGAACAAATGGCAAATACACAGAGGGAAGTAGAAGCTCAAGAAGTTAAAGAGACAGATGATGCAGCTAAGAAAGCTGAAGATAAGGAAAAAGAGGAAAAAGAGGAAAAAGAGGAAAAAGAGGAAAAAGAGGAAAAAGAGGAAAAAGAGGAAAAAGAGGAAAAAGAGGAAAAAAAGGAAAAAGAGGAAGATGATACAGCTAAAAAAGAAGAAAATGAAGAAGTAGAGGAAGGTAAAAATAAGCCCCTTTCAGGGGGAGGTTTAAATACGATTGAAGGGTCAGTTGGAGCAATTACAGATTTTATTCGAGTATTAATGCCATAAAATTAAAGTTTATTATCTGCTTCCCCTTTAATAATCGAAAATATTTGGATAAGACTATTACAAGCATTATTAAGTTCTTCAACAATTGTAACAACTTGTTGTGGTTTATTTAGCTGGAATACATTATTATTACGATTGAGTGAAATAGTGAAAATAATAATATCTTCTAATGGATGTTTCTTTTGATAACCACAAATGGAAAGAGGTGATGTATCACTAATCATATGAGTAGAAATATAACTTTGAATAATATTACCAATCGTATCATCAGAACCATTGATAAGTATTTTGAATATTCCTTCATCTAGATCTTGTAGAGTGAGTATTGATTTTTCTCCAGTTGATATTTTTGGGAATTCTTTGATTAATTTTTCGAGATCTTCAATAATGATTTGATTGGCTAAAATAAATAGTTCTTTTGATTTCATAAAATGAACAGAATTAATTTTAAATGTATACCAATAGGGTTCGGCATTTATATCTCGATGAAAGTATCTTTCTGATTCACTTATCCATAGTTCTTTTTTATACTTTTTTTGATTTGATTTTGCAATGTTATTTAATTTTACTTTATCATTAAATACCTTTTCAAAAAGTTCATCATTCCTTTTGAATGAATAAGTAGCACAGGATACAGCTTGCCACTTTGCATCTTCATAAGCATATGAAAGACTTGGGACTCCAAATATTTCCAGTGATTGTTTCATTGATGAATTAGTTGATTTTAATTCTGTAATAATACAATATTCTTCTTTACCTCTGAATTTAAAGGGTCTAAATAATTGTGATTTTTCTTTCGAGGATAATTTATTTTCTTTATCGTAATCAGTGATATTGATTTCATTGATTGTTTCAGGATCAATATCTTTTTTAAGAGGATAAATTTCAAAACTTTCAGCTGTAATCGTGGTTAAAGGTTCCATTGGATTATTTTCAACTTGAAGGTGAAATAAGTACTGTTTCTGGTAATGATGAGGATCAATATAAAGTGGAATCAACCCTATACGATCAGAAATAAATTCATTATGAAGGGAAGTATTGTTTTTTTTAATAATTAAATCCGATTGATTAACCTTCGTACGGAAAGCAACCGTAGGGATGGATGAAAGAAGTGTTCTCCGTAGAGCATTAATTATACTTTTATCAAGACCAGTTTCAAAACTCCCTTGAATATCAAAGATAATTTCATTTGGTTTACTTTTTGGATCAAGTTCTATTTTGATTTCTATTCCTGTCGCCATTGTTTATAATGAATATATAAATAATATTTATCAAATTTTAAATATGTTTAATTATAATAATTCTTTTTCTAGTTATAATAAATGAATAAGGAAAATCTAAAATCAATAATTTATATTAGTAAACGGTGTCCTCATTGTCGTAAATTACTCTTATTACTTCAAAGTAAACCCGATCTTATAGGGTCTATTCAAATAACATGTATTGATGATGAACCATTTCCAAAGGTGATTAAGAGTGTACCTTCCATGATTTCAAATGGTGAAGTATGGAATGCTGATGAATTATTTGCTGCATTAGAAGGTAAAGGTGAACAACAAGGACAACAAGGACAACAAGGACAACAAGGACAACAAGGACAAGCAACTGATGAATTAGATGGATTTTTTAGTAATAGCGGGGCTTTAGGAGGAGGTTCATTAGGTTTTGCTACATTAGATGACAGTGGTCCAGTTAATAGTTCATATTTTGCAACGATCGATGCAAAAGATAATCCGATTGATGTTGAAAATGATGGATATATAAAAAAAAATAAAAAAACAGAAAGATTCGATAGTGACTATGAAAAAATGATGGCAGAGAGAGGGGAAGTAGGACAGGGTGGAATGAGGATGGGTGGTCAAGGTTTATAATGCGTAAAATAAAGAAAGAAATAAAATATGGTTATAATTAAATGAGTGAAAATGTAAATAAGTTATTTAAATCATTTATAGATGATATAATTAAAGTTTTTCCTGAATATAAGAAAAGATTATTATCCTATTACAAGGATGTGATTGAAACTAAAAAAAATGATCATCCTAAAATAATTGAATTTTTAAAGAATATGGATGAAATTAGTGAACAAGTGATTAATAAGGATGTTAGTTTATTTGAGGAAGATCCTATTATTTTACAGAATGTTTCATTTAAATTAATTTGGAATTCAGATATATCTGATCAAACAAGGAATAGTATTTGGAAATACCTTCAAACATTCTGTATTGTGAATATTCAATCTGAATCAACAACTGAAAAGATAAACGATGTCATTAAGTTAATTGATTCGAATGAGAAAGTAAAGGATAAAGAAACAGTCCGAAATATGAAAAAGTTAAAAAAGTTAAATGAAGAGTTTGATATTAAAGAGATTAAAAAAATAATTAGTGAAAACCCTGAATCAATTGATCAAGGGGTAAATCAGATGGATACAATGTTTGAAAATACAAGTATTGGAAAAATAGCAAAAGAGATAACTCAAGATTTAGATATTGAAAGTATTGTTAGTGGTGGCGGCGGGATTGAGGACATACTTACAGGTGGGGGGATGGCAAATATTATGAAAACAATTACATCGAAAATGAGTGATAAGGAGGGTCAAATGGATACGGATCAATTGATGAAAGAAGCAACTGAAATCTGCGGATCTATGGAAGGAAATCCTTTATTTTCTTCATTATTAGGTATGCAAGGGGATATGTTTAAGAATATGTCTCAAGAAGGAAAATCACCTCAATCGGATACCAAACAAATTAATTTAAATAATTCATCACATAATCCAAGGACAACAAAAGAACGATTACAGAAGAAACTTAAAGAAAAACAAAATATGACAGTTGAGAAAATAGATTAGATAAAAACATTTTTTTTAAATATAATAGTATAATATATATATATATGACGACCCCTTTATGGATTGATAAATATTCAATTTTATATGAAAAGAAGTATTTATTTGAGATTATCCCAAATAAGCAATTTGATTTTAATCGTAAATTAAATAGTTTACTACGACTATCAATCTATTATGCTGTAATTGTCTATTTAATTGACAGGAAGAAGGCAAATATGTTCTATATACCGTTTGTCGTTGCAATTGGAACATATATATTGAGTAGAAGATACAAAGAAACATTTTATGGAAAAATAACTACCGATTTAATGAATAATCAATCTCCAAATGAAATAATTAATGGATTAAAAGGGAAATGTAAGATTCCAACAAAAAATAATCCATTTATGAACCCTGAAATATATGACTACAATACAAAGAATGTTGAAGAATCTGCCTGCGATTCTTACAATAATAAGGGAGTACAAAGTTATGCTGATAAATTATTTTCATCTTCATTAATTCGTGATGTGAATGATTTATTTGGTAAAAATAATTCACAACGGCAATTTTATACTGTCCCTGGAAATTCAATTCCAAATGATCAAGATACATTTGCGAAGTGGTTATATGCAACACCAAAAACCTGTAAGGAGGGTAATGGTTTACAATGTGCTGCTAACATGTATGGAGTAAATAAAGGTCCTTTAGGTGATTAATTCTCTTTTTTTAAGGAAGTATTTTTAAATCATATATTTTTAAAATAAAATATATTTTCATTATATAAATGACAGAAGTTGAAAATATTCAATCACAAGGATACCATGGTGGGTTTTTATCAGATATCCCTGAATTACAATTACAAAAATGCTCTGAGAATAATGTTGATTTTGATTTCTCATTAGAAAAGAAGGCTTCCTTAAAAGCAGATAAAGCTGTTATTAATTTAGAAATTGAACAATCATTTGGACCAGGTAATTATCATCTTGATAATATGTATGGTTGTGATTGTACCTTAAAAAAAGCGCGTAATGTCCAATTAAGTCAACCGAATGTTAATTTTAATGGTGGAAAGGGATGGATGGGTGAAGATGGATGTACAATTGATACTGATTCTAAATTAAGAATTGGGGAAGAAGGAAGTGAAAAATTAACAAATAAGAATTATATCCATCAATATCCTAATTTATTAAATCAAGGTTTCTTCGGGAAAGGTGTTTTTGATGTTGATACTGAAACACTTATACGAGATGCCGATATGACAACTGAACAGAGGCCATGTAATGCTCTATCAGGGGCATCAAATATTCCTTATTCTTTCACACCAATGATTTCTAAATTAGAGAGTGAAGTTCAAGATCCTAAGAATATCATTCCCGAAGATTCAATGGACGCATGGGTTCGTGGTGGCCTCCCAACAAGGCAAATTATTCGTAATGTCGATCATATGAGAAGGCTCCAGGAGAAAAAATAAAAAGTAAAAGTAAAAAATAAAATATAGTATAAGTATTATAAATGACTGACTTTGCAAAAGTAAATCAAGACCTTGAAACGGAAGCAACGAAACAATCAATGGGTGCGAATGAATATCATATGAATACAATCAGAACGGATGGAACACCTGTTTATCCATGGGCCCCTACAGCAAGGATTCAAAAAATTGGAGGAGCATTACTTGATAATAAAGATCTAGTGGATGTTGATTCTGAATTATTAGGAATTACAAGAAAAAATTCGAATGATCCAAATACACACTACAAACCATCTGAAGAAATGATTGTAAAATACTTAAATTTAGAGGATGGTTTCTTCCATCAAGAAAGCACATTGTTAAATAATCCACCAAGCTTACTTCGTGGACAAGTTAAGAATCGTTGGGAAAGCGTCCATAAAGACCCAATGCAAAACATTTTAGAACCATTCAATCGTTTAGGGGAAGATACATACTTAGCGACTATGGATATTGATTCTGAATGTAAATAATTAAATTTGAATTTTTCCTTTTATTTTTATTATAAAAACATGTTCTTTTATCTTCAATGGATTGATAAAAGACCTACCAAAATAGAATTATTAAAAGAAAGACCAAATGATGTTAATTATGAATGTGATTTTCGAATAAAGAAGGATAAATATGTATTGTGTGGAAATATTAATCCATCCTTTGTACAATATTATCCTCCTCCTAAATTGGAGTACACTAAGAATCAATACTTATTATCTCATCTACAAAAAAGTGTTCGACGAATGGATGATATTAAAGCAGTGCAGACATCAAAACATTTAATTGATCTAGATTGTAATTCATTTTTAAGGAGGTTACCTATTATTATGTTAGAAGATGTAACACTACATGAATCTTTTTCTGTCATTGTATGGTTAATGATAGCCTCTTCAAAAAAGTTTAAAATAAGAATAGAGATGGTGAAATGGTTACTTGGAGTAGTTTATTACTTAACGAATGAACCACGGAAAGAGACATATTTTAAAGAAGAAAAAGAATATCAATGGGATGAAAGTGTGACACCCCCAAATATTCATTTACTATTAAAAACATTGCGTTTTCGAAAAGCCTATGGTGGTATGGAAGGAGATATGAAGATGATTGAGTATTATGTTGGATTAGTATTAAACAATAACATATTTATTCGAAAAACAAAGATTCCACTTGTAAAACCTTTTATGGAAAATTTAAGTAAGAAGGAATGGATTTATGAAGCAAATGATTTTCATTGTAATCGTTATATCATTGATAATATTCAACGATACCATCCACGATTTACAAAGGATTATTTAAAGTTATTAATTTGGAACTTTAGCTCATCATTAAATAAACGAGAAATGGTTGAAAAAGATACAAAACAACAAGAAGATTGGGAAATTGTAAAAAAAACAGTCCGTAAGATACAGAAACTTTGTATATATTATTAAGAATTAAAGATAATTTTATTATTTAATACATAATAATGGAAGATAGGAGATATTTGACGGGGAATATTTTTTTTTACAATGGTAAATTATTCCATGAAGAGGATGATGGAAAAGAAAAAGAGATTAAGAACCATAACTGGCATCATATTCTTAAGGACTATGGTTGGGAAAAGTTACATAAACAATGGATTAAGAAATTAAATTCATATTTAGATAAACCAATGAATAATTCATTGTATGGTTCTCTAGAATGTGGTAGTGATGGAGATTGTTTGTTCCATTGTATTAGTTATGTATTGAACGAAATGTATAATAATAAGGTTTATACTGCAACTGATTTACGAAAAGATTTATCGGATTCACTAAAAGAAGAAAGGTATAATGAATTAATTGAATTCTATAGGATCTTTAAGGAAGTAGGTGATTTCGATGAAGATTGGGATCCCAATACAATGACGATTGATTCATTTAAGGAACTAATCATCAAAGGTGGCAATGATTATTGGGGTGATTTTCTCATTGTGAACTTAATTAAAGAATATCTTAATATTAATTTAATTATTCTCAACAGTAATGAAATAACAGAAGAATATTACAATTATCCATTATTTTATGAATATGAAGAAGGATTAAATACAATTATATTACTTTATGAAGATGGTCATCACTTTAAGTTAGTTGGAAATTTTCAGGAGGGTAATATGGTTACTTTATTTAATCGGCAAACAATACCCACCGAAATTCTAAAAATGATTAATTATTTACGATAAATTATCTATAATAATATATACTATAGATATTAAAATGGAGGTTGCTATTTTAAGTGGTTTAGTGGGTTTAGGTTATCTATTTAATGAAAATAATAAAGATAATAATCCAGTCAATACATCAGTTAAAAATGATGCTGCTACCCCTAATGGAGACAATATATATGATTCAGAATTTTACAATGAAGCTGATAAGACCATAAGGACACTAGCAAAGGACAATTTCGAATCTTCCCATGAAGAGGGGTCAAATGTTATTAATACACAGAAGTTAGATCGTATTGGTTCTGATTTGTATAATCCACCATTAAGTGATACTTCCAATGAATTAGAAGAATTAAAAGAAAGATTTGATAATTATGTGTTTAGTAATGCAAGTGGATCTTACATTTCAAATGATAGTTTCACAAAGAATGATCAAGGTATTGGTATGTCTCCATATTTCAGTGGTAGTGCTCCTACAAATGAGGGATTAGAGAATTCGAGAACCCTAAGTATGCATCAAGGGGGAAATGATGCTGAATTTCATCGTTCAAAAAAAGAAACTTCTAATTTTTTTCCATTAGAAAAACAGCAAGTTTTTGGAAATACGTTTGGAGAAGGGATGGGAGATAAAGGAAGATATGATTCTGGGATCCTAAAAACGAATCAATTACCTTTTACACAAGAGAAGGTTTCACAAATAGATACGAAGAGTGATTTAAATCAAGAAATCGCAAGAATGATAGCAGATAAAACAAATATTGATAATCTAAGAGCAGAAAGTAATCCTAAATTAACACACAAGGGGAAGATATTAAGTGGTAAAAATCTAACAGAATCAAGGGGTAAACAAGGGCAAATGTTCCAACATAATCCCGATACATTCTATGAAAATACATCAGACAAATGGTTGGTTACAACTGGAGCAACAATAGAAAAGACTCAACGTCCTATTGAGATAATCCCTGAAACAAATCGTTCTGTAATTAATCATCAACCGATTGGTTCAGCTGCTCCAGTAAATTTTGAAGGACAAGAGAAAAGGGCAAGTGTGAGAAAACCAATGAGAAATCAATTAGGAACAGATACAATCAGAAATACGGGAGGAGGAGTATCAGCCATTGCGACTGAAATGCACCAAAAAGGGTACAGAGCCCCACCGAATGAACGTGATATTACGACTCTAAGAAACCATCAGAGTAATCTAAAGGGTGGATATAATGCTAGGACAATGGATATTCAAGACAATATTAAGAAGACAGTAAAACAAACAACATTAAACCCTAAAAATAATGGTTTTATGAATAATGTAACACTCAACACTACAATGGGCATTCAGGATGATGTTAAAAAGACGAAGAAACAAACAACAATTGAATCAAAAAATAATGGTTATATTACTGGTGGATACGAGAAGAATCCATCTCCATATGAAGTACCAGACACAACTATGAAAGATACAACGATGTTTGATTATATGGGTGTGGCAGGTGGTGTCCAGAAGGGGGAAATGGAAAAACAGAACTACATGAATGCAGAAACGAACCCAACGAAGGAGATCATATCACAGGGAAGGGATCCAACACAAAATAATGTGAAAATAGCAAATGGTATGGATACTGTAAATATGGAAATCAATAAATTAGACTATGATTATATGAACCATAGAGGAAATGCTGTTGAAAGAGTCTATCAAAGACCTCAAAATAATAGTAATGGAGATATTACAACAATGAAAGATCGGTTAGAAGATGATTCAATTGCCACGCGTATTGATCCGAGTTTATTAAATCCATTCCGGAATAATCCTTTGACACAATCATTAGAATCATTCGCATATTAAATATAATATAATATTGTAGTATTATATATGGCTAAATGTCGGAGTAGGACGAGGAATAATCATTCTAAAAAGAGAGTAAAGAAAGTAAAAAGAGTAAAAAAAACCGTCAGAAGTAAGAATCAGAAAGGAAGTGGATTCTTTCGTAAACTCGGGAAAAAATCTAAAGAAGCAGCTCGAATCGTTGGATCGAAAACGAAAGAGGGGGTCAAGGTTATTGGATACCATGGTTCATTAAAAAAATTACAGATGAATAAGAATAATTTTGAAAATAAGATTAATAACCTTAAAAAATTATGTAAGGAGCTTGAAATCCTTCAACCTAAAATAGATGGAAAACCTTTTGTAGCAACACCATCATGGAGTGATTGTTATCAAACTCCAAATGAAAAGTTTGTATTGACGATAAATGGTATACCCAAGCAACTTGCTGATTTCAACAAAGCTATTGAAACTATCAAACAAGAAGAAGGGGATCGGAGGGTTCAAAGAGAGAAGAGTATAAACGAAAAAAGAGAGCTCAAAGAAAAGGAGAGAACTGAAAAAAGAGAACAACTGCCTGTCGAACAGCCTACATCAGATATAAAGGAAGAGGGTGAAAAGAAGGAAAATAAATTTGAGGGAATTGTATCGAACATCCCAACTGGAATATCTTCTGAATTAACTGGTGGTCCAAATACTGGATTACTTGATTTGGCTCAATCTTTTATGGATAATTAAAATTTTTTTTATATTAATAATTTTATATTAATAATTATGGAAAATGAAACTACAGAATACATTCGTGGAGATGCTGATGATTTTACAATATTTTTATTTTCTGAACCACCGAAAGAACAGAATAGTATTAAATTAGAATTAGACACCTCAAAAAAAGAGATTCATATCGGATTGCATATTTTCCAGGAATTATTAATGATATTTACAGCTGGTATGAAATATCTATTTAGCGAAGAAGATAAATTAGATATTACACGATTAGAGAAAAAAGATATTGACTTAATGAATAAATACTTTGAAAGTATGGGTTTCAAAGCAATCGTTGAAAGGTTCACAATCGTTGATTATCTAGACAATATGAAGTTACCCAATTATTTTCTAAAACAAGAATTAATCCAAGAAAACACACCATTAGATTCATTTTATTACGAAACATCACTTAATGGATATATTTATCGTGTATTTTTTGATTTTTTAAGAGTATAAAAATCAAAAATAAAATATTTTGAATACAAAATGGAGGAACAAAATACACCAATATTCTCGCAAGCAAAATTAGAATATACGAATCAATTAATCGATACACTAACACCTCATTTTTTTGATGGAATTAAGTCAATTTATGATGAAGCCAAAACTGTCAATAATGTGAATAAAACACAATCAATTACATTATTATTTCGAAATTTTTTAGAAAAAGTCCCTACATGGAGTAATGTAATCATTGAATCTGAAACAGAACGTATTATCAAGATAACTGATTGTGATTGGTTGGATGATCTAATAACAGCTGTATTTATTAGCCATACTAAAATTTTAACATCAATAGGAGCAAATACATCCAATACGAATATTGACCTGGTCATTCCTAAAACCGTCAATTTTATTCATAAATGCTATATTAATATTGCTCGTGAGATGTGGAAGAATCCATACTTATTTAATGAGTACATTATTGCATCAGAGTATCAAAAGAATATGAGAACAGTTGAACTTATTATTAAAGAATCAATGGAAAATACAATAAGACAACTCCTACCAATTAAAGAAATATTAAAACAACATTTAGATACTTATGAATCAAATCAAACTGAAATACAAAAAAGAGTTGCAGCCAATGATTTAAGACAAATGTTATTAGAAGAAATCAAAAACCTTAATTTAATCAATGCAAAAGAAGAAGGTTTAGATAATAAACAAGTAGAAAAAGAACAAGTGAAAGAAGAAGAAGAAGAAGAAGAAGAAGAAGAAGAACAAGTGAAAGAACAAGAACAAGAACAAGGACATCAAATAGAATTGAAGGAAGAACAAATAGATAATGTAGAAGATAACAATAAAGAAGTTGAAAACGAAAACGATGAAGATGAATATGTATCTGTAGATGAGGAAACAATAAAGAAAAATTGTGAGAATTTAGAAATAAATACAATTAATGATGAGGAAGAAAAATATGATAATGTAAATATTATTGAACCAGAAAAAGAAGATAAAGAAAAAGAAAAGACAATACTTGAGAAATTTATTCAGAATTTAATGCCCGATGAGGATGAAGGAAATAATGAGGAAGATAAGGAAGAAGATGATAACAAAGTTAAAAAAGATTCGAATGTAATTTCGAATATCGAAGATATATTATCACCGCGTAAAGAAGTGAAAGAAGAGGTGAAAGAAGGAGTGAAAGAAGGAGTGAAAGAAGAGGTGAAAGAAGGAGTGAAAGAAGAGGTGAAAGAAGAGGTGAAAGAAGAGGTGAAAGAAGAGGTGAAAGAAGAGGTGAAAGAAGGAGTGAAAGAAGAGATGAAAGAAGGAGTGAAAGAAGAGGTGAAAGAAGAGGTGAAAGAAGGAGTGAAAGAAGGAGTGAAAGAAGGGCAGGAATTGATTAGTGTTGAAAAAATATCTGATAATGAAACTGTTGATGAATTTTTTAATGATGTTTCCCGTATCATGGAAAATAAAGGTGGAATTTCGATAAATAAAAAACCCGAAAAATATACTCTTTTTGATGATGCTGAAAATAGTGAGTAATAGGTCTAAATCTTAATAAATTTTTTATTAAGTAATAATAAACTATGTTGGACAATAACTTATTATTTAGCTTATTATTGGCCGCTATTAATACAATCGCTTTCTTCTTAATCAAGAATTCGGATGAAACTCAAGTAGACAAAGAAAAAATTAATCAAGAATTATTAATCTTATTTGGTATTACATTTGTATCTTCCTTTTTATTGAAATTAGGTTTAAGTGGAGAATTAATGAAAGGTGGAGGAAAGGAGAGTGTATTAACACATGCAACACGAGCCCCTTTTTAAACTGAATAATATGTTTTTTTAGGAAACTTCTTCTTAGTAATACGGTATTGATTAAATATTATATTCTGAATTATGTTTTTAGGGAGGGAGTTTGAAGCATACTTTGAGATAGAAATATACATATTAAAATTATCTTCTAAATTAAATAGACTATTTCCATTCTCTGTTAATGTCATATTATAAATGAAATCGACAAACGATTGTTTATTATGATAATTCTCATTCTGATCAAACTTACATACATCAAGGATTGTGATAGCAAGGCGACATAGATCAAAATGAAAATTTTGATGAATAATTTCTTTTTTATCATTCTTAAAATTTAAATAATTATCTTTTTCTGTATATTGACCTTCTGCTTCTCCATGTTTTTCAAAAGTATCATTAAAGAATACCTTATTATGAAAAGTAAAGGTTGAACGACCAAAATCAATAATCTTAAATAGATATCCGAATGTTGGGACTTTATAATAAATATTATTAAACTTATAATATAGATAGGTTTTATCCGTTCCGCGATACATAATATTATTAATGTGTAGATCATTATGTGTAAACATATAGTGTTTTTGCATATACATTAAAGCGAACGACACCTGGAAAATACATGATAGTATTAATTCCGTATTCAATATATCAATTGGGTTAAGAAGATCCTCTAGCGTCCCTTTCAGTGTTTCAATAAATAAAAATTGTGTTGGAATATCTTTAAGCACGATAATATAATCATTTGTATCACTATCACTACCACTATCACTATTATCATCACTACCACCACTATTATCATCACTATCACTATCACTACCACTATCACTACCACTATCACTATTATCATCACTACCACTATCACTATCACTATTATCATCACTACCACTATCACTATTATCATCACTACCACCACTATTATCATCACTACCACCACTATTATCATCACTACCACCACTATTATCATCACTACCACCACTATTATCATCACTACCACCACTATTATCATCACTATCACTATCACTTGAAACATACATATCCATAACTATATCATTTTTAATCATATTCTTATGGAACCAGTATTCCTTTTTAATGGATTGATAGTCATCGCTAATATCGAAATTAAAGCCACCCTTAATACCATTAAAAGAACCATAGAATATTGGGAAAGAAGGATTAAGATTATTGCTTGTTATTTCAGAACAAATAAATGATAGAAAAGTATCAATGTATGCCGTGTTATGAATATTATTAATCTTGTGATATGTATTATAATTATAACAAGATGGTAATAAGTGGTTTCGTTGAATAAAGTTATTGTAATTATTCATAATATAATAGAGGGGATCAAGTAATGGAATACATTTACAGAATAATTCTTTCGTAAATTGGTATTTCTTCTTAGTATCATAGACTTTACAATTTATATGTATATTTGAAGTATGGTATTTTTCGTTTGTAATTTCTAATATTTCTTTGAGAATAAATCTTCTTTGTAGATCAATGACTTGATGTGATTTCTTAGTATTATGTATATGAAAGTATAAAGAAAAATAGGGTTGATAGAACTGAATTTCTTTAATATTTAAGATATCTGTGCATGATTTTAATAAAATACTTCGGTGACGTTTATTCCATCGATGATATTTTATATTAATATCCATGATTACAAAAACAAATACAATAATTTCTTAGAATAAACTTATAGTGCGTAATTATTAATAATAATTAAAATATTTAAAGTTATTATATATGGCGATGAATCTAGAATTAAAGAAGTTTGATATTTCACAAATCCGTGATGATAATGTCGTTGTTTTAATTGGTAAAAGAGATACAGGGAAATCTTTCTTATGTCGTGATATTTTATATAGCCATAAAGATATTCCAGTTGGTCAAGTAATTTCAGGCACAGAAGGGGCAAATCAATTTTATCAGAAGATAGTCCCAAAGTTATTTATCCATGAAGAATTTACAACTGAAGTAATTCAAAATATGTTAAAAAGACAGAAGCTAATGATACAAAAAATGAATGGTGGAGAAGTTACCACTGACCCTCGAGCATTCTTAATTTTAGATGATTGTTTGTATGATAATACATGGTCAAAAGATAAGTTTATGAGATCGATATTTATGAATGGACGTCATTATAAACTTTTATTTTTATTAACAATGCAATATGCTTTAGGAATTCCCCCGAATCTACGAACAAATATTGACTTTGTATTCATTTTAAGGGAAAACTATGTATCGAACCGTAAACGTTTGTATGAACATTATGCCGGTATGTTTCCAACCTTCGAGATGTTTTGTCAAGTGATGGATCAATGTACTGAAAATTATGAATGTTTAGTCATTAATAATAATGCAAAATCAAATAAATTATCAGATCAAGTTTTCTGGTATAAAGCAGAACCCCGCCCTGATTTTAAAATCGGGGCTGATTCATATTGGTTATATTCAAAAAATAATTATTCGAATGAATATATTCAAAAAGAAGAAAATTATGGAAACATAAAAAAACCGGTACAAGTAAATAAACTTTATTAATAATTTAATGCTCTTACAGCATCTTTAATACTTTCTTTACTACGGTCATGTCCATTTAGTTTTTCTATTGAACCATCACCCTTTACGACCATATAAGAAGGGAATCCTGATACAGAACTCTTAAATTGCTCCATTCCTGGAGATTCATCGGTTGTCATAACAAACTTAACTGGTGAACCAGCCCCTGTTGTAACACTTGTATCCGCTACTAATTCTTGGAAAGCGGGTTTCGCTCTCTTTGAGTGACCACACCAATCCCCATAAACCATGTGGACTTCAATTGGTGCTCCTCCACTTGGGACTCCACTTGGTTCTTCAACTGGGTGTCCGGTTGTTTCAAATGAAACACTTTTTTGCGTAGGTGCTTCTACACCTTGAATCCCTTTAAATTGAGTATCAAGTAATGCTCCTGATGTTGATGATGGGTCCCATGGTTTAAAATCAGTCCCTAGAACGGCCCCTTGGCTTCTTTGTTCACCAAGATTCTGCATAATTTGTGGTGTTAATGTCCCTAAACTCTTCATAGTTAAGTATTCCTGTTGCATTGATATCGGAATTTTTTCTCCATATTCATCATCTTTTCCAGTGGATGCATAAACATCTGTATCAGAATCCCAAGCATTTATCCATCCTTGTCCAAAGGCTCCTTTTTGTTCAACTAACGGAGATCCAAATGCCCCTACTTCTGTTGGTTTAGTTGCGGCTGCTGCAGCCGGTGGCGGAGGAGTCGCCTTGGGGGCTGGTGGCGGAGGAGTCGCCTTGGGGGCTGGTGGCGGAGGAGTCGCCTTAGGCGCCGGTGGCGGAGGAGTCGCCTTAGGAGCCGGGGGCGGAGGAGTCGCCTTAGGAGCCGGGGGCGGAGGAGTCGCCTTAGGGGCCGGGGGCGGAGGAGTCGCCTTAGGGGCCGGGGGCGGAGGAGTCGCCTTAGG